AATCCCACCCGCTTATCACCCGGATTCCAGAAGCACTTCATCACCCCACGCCCGCTCATCAGCGTGTAATCCACCCAGCTCAATACCTCATCAATGAAGTTGGTCTTCTCCCGGATCTTATAATTGAACCAATCCTCGGCCACCTTCGTATACGCATTCAACTGCTGGCGCATCGGCACAAAGCTGGCCACCACATCCATACCCAGAGCTTGCTGGAGGAACAATGGTTTGAGCTTCTCAATCGCCGTATCAATGAGCGGCCAATGCAGATCCGCCGCCTTCGGCCAGGGCTTATTCACACGGCGCAACCCATTGTGGCGTAACTCATACCACCTCGTCTGCCTCAGCTCCCACGGACTGCGTTGGCTCACAGCCTCGACAATCTGGCCCTGCAACGCGTTCCGCTGTTTGTCGTTCATCATAAAATGCTGCCCCTTTGTTATCCCCCAACATCACATCCAGCAAGCGCAACCCCTTTTTCGCTATGCTCTAGTGGGCCAATCTCATCCTCCAACCTCTCCATTAAACTCCGCCCATCCTCGTTCACCGCCCTCAAATACTCATCCATCCGCTTCCCGCCCCCACCACAGAAAGCCAGTACCACCGCATCCGCCCGATCAGGGCTATTCACCCCACGCGCCCGCAGCTCATCCTTACCCTCCAGCGTCAACTTCCCCTTCCCATTAGTCCGCACCTTCCGGCTCACGAACTGCTGGAGTAGTACCTCATCCGTCCCCACCGGTCCCAGATTCACCTTACCCTCCTCCACCATCCGCCCGAACTCAATCCACATCTCCGCCGCCCGATTCACGAACTGATCATCCCGGATGGCCCGCTCACCAAAGTTCACCCGCCGCACATCCCAACCCTCCGCCCTCAGCGCATCACACATCACCACACCCATGCCACCCACATCCGCATAAATATCCTCAGCCTTCAATTTCCACTTCCTGAACTCCGATATAAACCTACCCACGCTGGCCATCGTGTCCTTATCCCTCCAGCGGACCAGACCCTTCACCGTGTTACCCTGACGCACCACCATCACACTCTCATCCCCACCCGCGCTGAAATCACAACCCGCCGTCAGCCGGTGCCCGTCCAGTTCCTCCTTGGGTGGGCCAGAAACAACCTTCTGCCAATCGGAGGTTTTGACCGCCGTGAGGCTCCCATCATCCTCCATGAACTCCGCGTAAATCATCGACCGGACCAGCGGATGACCCTCGCCCCACCTCGCAAACTGATCATCAATCCACTCCTTCCGAATATGCGGGCAATCAAACGCGGTAACGGTAAAGGTCTGCCACTTACCATCATTCCGCCTGAATACATCGTAGAAATACCCTGAGCTACCACCAGGACTGCTCATTAGCAACGTCCGCGTAGGCTGGCACCGCTCCATCGACTGGAAGATCCCGTCCGGAACCGCCTTCGCCTCGTCCACAATATACATCAAATCACCACTCGGACCCTGTACATGCCAGCCCTCCGCCTTCTCAGGGTTACTCGCCGAGAACCCAATACACCGGCTCACCAACTCCTGACCATCCACTTTCTTCGGATATACATAGCGGATCTCGCCATCCTTGATCGAGAAACCATTCTCCTCTCCCCCCAACCCATTGATCATCTTCCGCAGATGGGGCCACAGAGCATCAGCCACCTGTCGGTACACACCAGCGGTACACACCACCAAACTCCCCGGCCAGCGGAGCATGTGCCAGATCACCGCACTCGCGGCTACCATACTCGTTTTGCCAGAACCATTCGCCGCTTTCAAAGCTACCTTCGAGTGCTTCTCATTCAAAGCTCCCAACACCTTCTCCTGCCACGCATAGGTATCACGCAGGCCAAGCATCATCTTAGGGAAGTTCTGCAACTGCTGAGCCTCCTCCAATAGCTTACGCTGCTTCCAAGCAGGGATATGCGAACCCATGCCGAGTGAAGAGGATTTCTTTTTCTTAATTTGCTTGACTGCCATAAAATTGGTTGTGGGAGGGGGAGGGGGTATAAGGTAACACCCACCCCCCACCTGGGTGGTCCCCCTCCCCCGTGGTGTATTACTACAGCCGCTTATTCGTATACGCTATCCTATTTGGATTGTCCTCCGAATGCTCCTAGCAGTGACCCGCTAATTGATAATTCCTTGCCACCTTTCCCAGTATGTTCTAGTGAAGCGCGAGCAACGTAGCCACGGGTACGTTCAAGCAACCATGCGGAGCCTTGCCAGCCGTTGCCTGCATCTAGAACCCTTCCTTGCATCTCTACTTCTCCGGTCACACGGGCAGACTCCAATTCCATCTTGAAGTCTGGATGGCGGGACAAGTAAGCGCCCCAGCCCGCAGGGTTCCCACACGAGAACCCACACAGCACAGCCACGCGATCCTCAGGCATCCCGAGATATGCAGCACGCAAAGCTATTTTTTTCTGTTCGGAAGAAACGGATTTTTCGGGTCTCCCAATCTTCCCTCCTTTGCTTCCCTTTCCCGTTTTTCCTTCCTTCACCTGGGCGATTTCCATGGGTTCACTTTGCGACACAAAGTATGCCTGAGAATTATTTTTCCCTTTTCTGTCGTTTTCCGTTGCAAAGGATCGTCTCCCATCGCATTCTCTCCCCGCGCCTCAAAGACTGAGGCCATTCCAAACATGAAGAAATCATCCAAACTCCGCGCATTTCTCGCGTTCCTCGCGTTGAATGCATTCCTCCTCCCGATCCTTTGGCTTCTGGCCGAAGCTTTGATGGGAGGTGTAAATTGAAATACCGCCTCGGCTTCTCAATCGTCGCCAGCTTCTCAGGAGAGCATCCTGACTTGTGCGAGTGGCATCCCTGCGAGACTACCTTGCCGGATGTCCTGAAAGCTTGGCCGGGACTTCCGGTCGAACCATCGGAACCTTTTGATTCGGAATACAACTATCTTGCAAAGGAAGGTTCGATCCCACGGGCCATCCTCGATCGGCTGGACGACGTCCGAGGCGAGACGCGCTTTCAAATCTGCCGCAAGCTCAAAGAGAAGTTCCCGCGTGAAGCTTTCTGGGCTTGTATCTCGGATGTCCAGATGTCCGGACTTTTCGATCGGGAAACCGCTTTCAAGTTCCTCGATTCGATCGGTGCGGGATTCGAGACAACTCAGACGATGGGAACCATCGGCGGGCCACTCGGCGGTTGGTGTCCGGACTTCGCGTTCAACGTCGAATCCCAAGTCCTCATTTCATCTATCCGCGTGACTCCGGTTCTGTGCGTGGTTTCCGAATCTGGAGACCTTGAACCGGTTCGGCCTCCGTCCGAGTGGCAGTGGGAACGGTTCGCGGACATGTTCAAGCGGTTCGATTGTTTCGACTTAGCCCGTCAGGGTAGGGCAATTGACGCGCATTGATTCCCCGTCCGGTGCTGTCGGGAAACCGGCAGCATCTGGCGGGCAATCGCTGCCCGATTCAAACAACATGAAAACCACAGTTACAAGCTATCAATTCGTCGAATCCTTCCGCGCTTGCGGGAGGGAAACCCAATTCAGCCGCCCCGCTCTTTTCGCTCTTTTCGACTATCTCGAAGACTACGAGGACTCTTGCGGAGTGGAGTTGGAACTTGATCCCGTCGGGATTTGCTGTGAGTGGGTCGAATACCCTTCCGCGCTTGCGGCTGCTAAGGAGTACGGTTTCGATGAAGTCTGCGGGGACGATACCGACTGCGACCATGAGGCCCTCGATTGGCTCCGTGATCACACGCAAGTCGTGGAATTCAACGGCGGAGTGGTCATCCAGTCCTTTTGAACCCATGAAGCCCCTACTTCGAGTCCTAGGCTACCTAGCCTTGTGTTTCCTTTTCACTCTGCTTCTCATTCTGTCGGCCCTTGCGGGTAACTAACCCAAGCCAATCGCCACGCCCCGTAGGTTCACTCCTACGGGGTTTTCCTTTACCCCGATAGTGTCCATCGCCCCGCCCGCTTTCCCTTCCTTAGTGGGCCAGTCTCCCCCTTCCTTCCTAGTCTGTCCGCTGGTCACTTGTCACACTTCCCCAGGTTGCCCCCATCGGACACCCAATGTCCTACCCCCGCTATTCACATAGCACTCCAAGGTAAGACATCCCATGTCCCACCCCGTTACATCCCCTGCGACCTCTCCGGTATCATCCCGAAATCTGTTTCGGGATCATGCGATCTCATGGTGCGGTATTCCGGATTCTCCATACGCCATACGGAATTCGGAATTCGGAAATCCAGAATCGGAAATCGGGAAATCCGGAATCATGGTGCGGTCGAGTAGGCCAACCCAAGCGGTCCTGTTCTAAGCGACGATACCCCCCATTCTGCTCCCCACACACCATCCAGCAATCAAACGCGATCCTAGGCCCCTTCCCGCTCCAGCAATCCACATCCTCCATCCTCCATCCAACCCGATACTTCGCAATCAGTAGGAGGGTTTCGAAAAACCGCAGCCGCAGCGGGGGGCGTCAGTCCCCCATAGCGTCGCGGCGTTTGCGGTTTTTAACTCCCTTATTAGAGGGAGTGTAAGTCTCCCTCTAAGGGAGAGTAGCAGGGGGGATGCTAACTTTGTGGGGTGGGATGCAAAATCAACATTCCTTTACATTGACGCGGAAGCCTACACGATGCATTCTGTTCTTGCTATGAGTTATCTCGACAATGGTTCCACGCTTCGGTCGATGTTCCGACTGATGCCCCCGCAACGCCACGATGCCGACCCGGACAAGTCCGAGGTACTGGCCTACATCCGAAAGAATCTTGCCTGTGAGTTGGGTCGGGCGATCCGGGCTTTCAATTCCATGAGGAACAAGAAGTCCCAGGTCATAGTTTATGACATGGTTCATAGGCAGTGGCGTGGTTGTGACTGGGTTCCGCCGGAGGATGAGGATCGGGTGTCGTTGCTCTTGAGGATGGTCAATGACCTGAAGCGTGATGTTGCGTATCTGAAGACCTCGGTGAAGAAGCATGAACGACTCATTGGCCAACTCGAAAGGAAGCGTTCGAGCAAGCGCGGTGGGGATGAGGAGCCTGAGCCAGAGC